CAGCAGTTGCAGGAGATGGTGGAGTGCTTTCATTCACAATTAATAATAATGGAACTGGATACACTAAACCACAAATTCAAGTATCATCACCATCATATTCAAATTTATCAGTTACAGGTGTTTCAAGAAGAGGAATTGGAAATACCACAGATACAGGAGATGGTGCTTTAATTACAATAGATGTCGGTGCTGCTAATACCACTGTTGGAATTGGTTCAACTTTATTTACAGTATCTAATTTTGTTTTAGAAAATAATGGATATAATTTCAAAGTAGGAGATGTATTTAAACCTGTAGGGTTGGTGACTGCCATTGGTGTTACAACCATGACAGACTTTAATTTGACTGTTTTAAAAACATTTAACGATCAATATTCATCTTGGAACTTTGGTCAATTTGACTTTATTGATTCAATTAAAGATCTTCAAGATGGTGAAAGAAAAAGATTCCCAATAATATACAATGCCAATTTATTAAGTTTTGAAATTGATGAAAATAATCCAGAATCAGCACTCATTAATCTTGATGCACTATTATTAATTTTCATAAATGGGGTAGTTCAAAATCCAGGTGAAGCATATACGTTTGATGGTGGTACATCGTTTACCTTTGCACAAGCACCAGATCCTTCAGATGTAATTGATATATTTTTCTATAAAGGTACGGAAGGTGTTGATGCGGTGCAAGTTTCTGCGGGTTCATCTGTAGCACCTACTATAAAAGTCGGTGATTCAGTACAATTGATAAAAAATTCTGGAGTAACAACTACTCAAGACCCAAGAGTGATATATTCAATAACAACTTCAGATGAGGTTGAAACAAATTTATATAATGGTATTGGTATAGATGATGTTAATTTTAAACCACTTAACTGGTCTAAACAAAAAATTGATAAAAAAATTAATGGTGAATTAGTATTTAAAACAAGAGATTCAATCGAATCTATGGTGTATCCAACTGCAAAAATTATAAGTGATGTTGGAATCGGAGATACAATACTATATCTTGATAATGCATCATTCTTTAATTATGAGGAAGATTTTTCAAGTTTAGATATTGGTGCTGTTGGTGGTCTAATTATAGAATCCACTGATCTTGTTGCTGCTGGATTAACTGCGGTAGTGTCAGTAGCAGGTACTATTCAATCTTTAGATATTACAAATGTTGGAAATGGATATGTAGGTTCAGCAGTTACTGTTTCAATTGCAGCTCCTTCAACAAATAATTATTATTCTATAACAACCTCAACAACTCCTCCAACTGGATTAACAACTGCCACTGCTACAGTATCAATATCTGGTGGTCGTCTAAATACAGTTACGATCACAAATCCTGGTTTTGGATATACCCAAACAAAACCACCTAAAGTCCTTGCTCCTTTCCCATCAATTAAGAAAGAAGACATTGATTTAATAACTACTGTTGAAGGATTTGATGGTGACATCATAGGTGTAGGAGTAACTGATGGTGTAAATGGAAATCCCCTAGCACTTAAATTTACCTTAAATGCTGATTTAGGAGCAGGTTCTGGAAATCCATCTGCAACTCTAACTGATTTGAAGGTTGGATATCCAATCTATGTCTTTGACACTCAGGTTGGACATGGTGTAACTTCTGTTTATAGTGATGGAGCGGTTGTTGCAACAGGCACAACTTGTGTTGATAACGTTTACTTTGTAGACGCATTTAATGCAGGGGTTGGTATTATAACATGTAATATCATGACTGGAGTAAATACTACTGGTATAGATACTTCAGTAGGTTTGGGAACTGCAATTGGTGGATTTTCATGGGGTCGATTAACCAACTTCAATAGAAGTAATGCTATTTCTATAGGAGTTACAGGTAAAACACATTACTCTGGTATTTCAAGTTATCCTACAATCCAGAGAAGAGATTTTGGACTTAGAGACAGTGGTGCTCTAAGAAAGGATCTTGGCTAGTATAAATATAGAAAAAAGCTGATAATATGGCTGCTATTGTAACTGATCAATTTAGAATTCTAAATGCAAATAATTTTGTAGAAACTGTAAATAATTCTACAAATTCATATTATGTTGTAGTTGGACTCGCTAATGCAACCTCACCTGTTGTTGGTTTTGGTAGAAGTTCAGATTGGAATACAGAAACACCAAATCCTATTGATAGTTTTAATTATACTAATCATGTTGGTGATACGATGACTTTTGGAAAAAAAGTAACATCAGACAATGTAAGAAGGTTAATATCAAGAAGAAATTGGACTCAGGGAACAAAATATGAAATGTATCGTCATGATTATAGTTTGAATAATCCTTCACCAGTTACTGGGTCTTCAAGATTATATGATTCAAGTTATTATGTAATGAATCAAAATTTTGATGTTTATGTTTGTATTGATAATGGATCTAGTGGTATCAATACAACAGGAAATGCTTCACAAGACGAACCAATTTTTACAGATCTAGAACCATCAAGAGCAGGAGAAAGTGGAGATGGATATATTTGGAAATACTTATTTACTGTTCCACCAAGTGATATAATTAAATTTGACTCTACTGAATATATCTCTGTTCCAAGTGATTGGCCAACATCATCTTTAACTCAAATACAATCAGTAAGAGAAAATGGAGATGCGAGTGTTAATAATAATCAAATTAGAAAAGTATATATTGATCAACAGGGATTTGGATATACACAGAATCAATCAGGTGTTGAAGTAAATATTATTGGAGATGGCACGGGTGGTAAAGTCGTTATTGACACTGATAGTGAGGGAAAAATTACAAAAACAAATGTATCTTCAGGTGGACAAGGATATACCTATGGAATGGTAGATCTTGGAAGTTTAGGTAATCCAACAACAAGAGCAAAATTAGTACCAATTATACCTCCATCAAAAGGTCATGGATTTGATTTATATAAGGAATTAGGCACTGATAAATTATTAGTATATGCAAGATTTGATGATTCAACAAGAGATTTTCCTACAGATACTAAATTTGCTCAAATAAGTATTATTAAAAATCCAACATCTATTGGTTCAACTTCTACATTTACATCAAATCAGTTTTCGTCAGTCAATGCAATTAAGTTAATAACACCAACAGGTACTCCTTCTATTGGTGAGAAAATTGAACAATCAGTAACAGGAGGAACAGCAAAAGGTTATATAGTATCATATGATACCGATACTAACGTTTTAAAATATTATCAAGATAGATCTTTAGTTTTTAATCAAACAACTGGAGATCAAACTGACTATGTTGGTGTAACTACAGAATCAAAAGTTTTAGCATTTGAATCAAGTGCTAATAAAATAATTGCTCCTACAAGTGGATTTTCAGCATCAGTAAATCAGAACTTTAGTGGTATTAGCACTAATCCTACTGGTAACAAAGTAATATCTTTAGGAGTTAACTTTGAAAATGGTCTTGCTAATCCTGAGATAAATAAAGGGTCGGGTGATGTAGTTTATTTGGATAATAGACCAGTTATAACTAGAAACTCTCGACAAAAAGAGGATATCAAAATCATCTTGGAATTTTAAGAAATGACACAAAAAACTAATTTAAATATAAGTCCTTATTATGATGATTTCGATAAGGATGATCAATTTTATAAAGTATTATTTAAACCAGGTTTTCCTGTTCAAGCAAGAGAATTAACTACTTTACAGTCGATTCTTCAAAATCAACTTGAATCATTTGGAACTCATATGTTCAAAGATGGTTCGATGGTGATTCCTGGCAATATAGCATATGATCCAGATTATTATTCAATCAAAATTGAAAGAGAGTTTCTTGGAGTCCCTGTATCGTTATACCTAGATGAATTAAAAGGTAAAAAGTTAACAAGTGAAGCCACTGGTGTAAGTGTTGTAATAGATGATTATTTGTATCCTGAAGACAATTCACAGATTGATACTTTAACTATTTTTGTAAAATATATAAATTCTGGACCTGATAATGTAGATGCGACTATGAATGATGGTGAGTCGTTAATAACAGATGAAGCATTTGTATATGGAAACACACCAGTCAGTGCAGGAGAGTCTGTTTTAAAACTTATAGATGATGAAGCATGCTTTGTAGGTTCATCTGTATCATTAGCTGCTGGAGTTTATTTTATAAGAGGCACTTTTGTTGAAGTTGCTGCTGATAAAATAGTTTTAAATCCATATGATAATGATCCATCATATAGAGTTGGTCTTAATATAAATGAACAATTACTAACTGCTAAACAAGATGAATCATTATATGATAATGCTAGAGGATTTTCTAATTTTGCAGCACCAGGTGCTGATAGATTAAAAATTGAAACAACACTAGCTAAAAAAGAATTAACTGATGTTAATGATACTAATTTTCTTGAGTTAATAAGAATTGATGATGGTGAAATTAGGTTTACTGCTGATAAAAGTCAGTATAACCTTATAAGAGACTACTTTGCTAAAAGAACATATGAGGAGTCTGGTAATTATTCATTAGAAGAATTTGAAATTGATGTTTTAAATTCACTAAATGATGGCATCACAGGTGAAGGAGTTTATAAAGAGGGTGAAATTACGGAACAAGGTAATGAACCTAATGATGATTTGATGGTGGTAAAAGTATCATCTGGAAATGCATATGTCAGAGGATATGACATATCATTAGAATCTTCATCTCTAATTGATGTACCAAAACCTAGAGATGTAAGAACAATTGACTCTGCTCTAGTCCCATATCAGATGGGCACAGTATTTAAAGTAAATCACGCATCTGGTGTACCTGCTCCAAATATTAATGATGATACTGCAGTTGTAGAACTTTATAACAAACGAGTTAGTGTAGATGACGAAAAACAAGGTAATAAAATCGGTGAAGCAAGATTATATTCATTCTCAGTACATGATGCATCATACGTTGGAGACACAACTGAGTGGGATCTACGTTTATTTGATGTTCAAATATTTACAAAAATTGAGTTAAATCAAAGTGTTACAAACACAGAAGTTCCTATTACATCATTTGTTAGAGGTATTAGTAGTGGAGCAACAGGATTTGTATCAATTGTTTCTGGTGGAACATCTACAATTCATTTGAGTGAAATAACTGGTCAATTTATAGTAGGTGAACAACTTGTATTTAATGAGGATACATCTTTTATTAGATCTATTAAAGAGGTAAAAACTTTTGGAATACAAGATGTTAAGGGTATATTCCAAAACACATCTACAGTGACTGGATATGCTGTGAGTTTTACATCTGATACTGTTTTAAATAGAGTCATTTCTCCAACCTTCAGCAATACTGATAAAATAACGATTACTGGAGCTGGTGCAACTACAAATGGAGCATTTAATTTTGTAGGACTTAGTACTGGAACCATTTTAAGATATACTCCAGAAGGGGAAACTGTAGAAAGATTTAACAGAATAGAAACTATATCATCTGATGGGCAGAGTGTGACATTATCAGCAGTTCCAACTATTGCAGGTATTTGTAATGGATCACTACACTCTACAAAAATTAGTACAACTTTTGCTTTTGGTGTACCTAATATAAGAATTGAAGAAAACAAAGGATTATATGCAGAATTTGAGAACAAAAATATTTCTGATGTAGATTTATCAACTGCTTCACTCATTGTTGGAACAAATATTACTAACGAGTCAACAGACGGAACTGGTTTATTATCATTCAATCTTGCATCTAGTGGAATATCAAGTGCATTCTATGAAACTTTTGATGAAGAAAGATATTCAGTCCACTACAGTGATGGAGAGATTGAAGACTTGACCTCTGATCAATTTGTTCTAAGTGCAGATGGTCAAACAGTCACGATAAATGGTTTAAGAGCTAGTCAATCAAATATAGTTGTAAGTAGCACTCTTAAAAAACAAGCTCTAAAAAGCAAACAGAAAGATTATATAAGAAGTCAAAAATTATCAGTTGAAAAAACAGCAGTTGGAGTGAATACTTCTTTAACTGGAATGACACAATCTAAAGATTATGGTTTGCGAGTAGAAGATAGAGAAATATCATTAAATTGTCCAGATGCTGTTAAGATAATAGGTGTGTACGAATCACTTAACACCTTATCTCCAACATTAGACAAATTTACATTTCCTTCAGGATTAGGATTAGATACTAATAGTATCTTAGGTGAAAAAATAGTTGGAAGTGAAAGTGGTTCAGTTGCTCAAATAGTAAACAGAGTTTCTGCAACAGAGATAGAAATTTCACTTTTATCATCTACAGAATTTAATATTGGTGAAATTGTTAATTTTGGAGAGTCTAATTTATCATCAACGTTACAAGACATAACTTTTGGGAATAATTTAAATATTACTAATAATTATTCTTTAGACAAAGGACAAAGAGAGGAATTTTATGATATATCGAGAATAGTCAGAAAATCTAACTTCCCTGCACCCTCAAGAAAATTATTGATAATTTTTGACAAATATGAAGTTCCAACAAATGATAAAGGTGATTTTTATACAGTATCATCGTATGATTTTGAGAGATTTGGAAAAGATATTCCTCATTTAGAAAATGGTTTAAGAGCATCTGATACAATTGATTTTAGACCAAGAGTAAGTGATTATTCTGCTGGTGGTTCACCATTTGCATTTTCAAATAGAACATTTAACAATAATTTCAATCCTTCATTTATAGTCACTCCAGACGAAAGTTCTATAGTGGGTTATAGTCATTATTTACCAAGAGTAGATAAAGTTGTTTTATCAAGTGATTCTACAATGGCAGTTATGGTTGGGGAATCATCAACAAAACCTGTTCCCCCATCTGTAATTGACACAACGATGGAATTGGGAACAATTCATCTACCTGCATATCTTTATGATCCTGATGATGCAAAAATAGTTTTGACTGATAATGTAAGATTTACTATGAGAGATATTGGTAAATTAGAAGATAGAATTAAAAATTTAGAAATAACATCATCTTTAAGTTTACTTGAATTAGATACTAAGACACTTCAAATTCAAGATGCCGATGGACTCTCAAGATTTAAAACAGGATTCTTTGTTGATGATTTTAAAAATACTAATCTTATTGACATAGGAGATATTGATTGTGATGTAACCGTTGATACAGAAGCAAATGAATTAACAGCACCCGTCAATTTTTGGTCTGTCAAACCAGAATTAGCATTAGATCCTTCAATCAATATTAACACTGCTGATTTTTCAGCAAATCTACCATTACTTGATGCAAATGTCAGGAAAACAGGTGATTTAATAACTTTAGATTATCAAGAGTTAGAGTGGTTAGGTAATCCTTTAGCATCTAGAGTAGAAAACGTTAATCCATTTAATTTAACTGGATTTATTGGCACAATAAAATTAAATCCCGCAAATGACACATGGGTGCGTAGTGTAAATGTAGATGGTGGTAAAAAAACAATTACTGGTACTGTAGCAAGAACTTATATTGAGAAAAAACAAATTAGTTCAGAGGCAGATAAACATATACGTTCAAGAAATGTTGGTTTTGAAGCAGATGGATTAAGACCAGTGACAAGATTCTATCCATTTTTTGATTTAACAAGTAATATTGATTTACTACCAAAACTTATTGAAATATCAATGGTTTCTGGTATATTTACTAAGGGTGAAACAATAGAAGCAGTTAAGGATGGTAAAAAAGTTGCTGTGTTTAGAATCGCACAACCTGATCATAAAACAGGTGATATAAATTCACCATCAAAAACTTTTAATGCTAATCCATTTAATACAAGTTCTTCTTTAGGAGTTGATTATTCTGCATCATCGTCAGTGTTAAACGTTGACATAAATTCTTTAACTGATGAAGCTAAAGGAAAATTTTATGGTTATATCCCCACCACTGGAAATGTAACTTTATTAGGTCAAACTAGTAAGGCACAAGCAACTGTAACATCTGTCAAACTAGTGGCAGATACTTTCGGTGATGTTTTTGGATCTTTCTTCTTTAGAGATCCCTTATCAGATCCACCTCCTACATTAAGATTTAAAACTGGAACAAGCACATTTAAATTAACATCAAGTCCAATTAACGAAGATCCAGATTTTGGTTCTGCACTAATTAGCTTAGGAACTTCTGAGTATGTCACAAGTGGTAAAGTAAACACTGTTAAGAGCACTAGTGTTACTGTTAGAGTTCCACCTCCAATTTATTACAGTCAATATGGTGGTGGTGGAAACAAATACGTTACCACAAGAAGATTCTCATGGGATGGTAGACTCCAGAGAATGACTATGTCAACTTATAGAGAAAATATTAGAAAATTTGGTGGTAATAATCAGAAAAATGGTGGTGCAGACGGAAGTTATAACACAGGTATAAAACCTGGTCAAATGTCACAAGGTGGTATAAGTGAAGCAGGAAGAAAGCAAGCTGCTGCAAACTTAGCAGCTAGAAAAAACAAAGGTCCTGGTGGTGGTCCTGGTGGTGGTAATGGTGGTGGTCCTGGTGGTGGTCCTGGTGGTGGTCCTGGTGGTGGTGACGGTGGTCCAGGTCCAGGTCCTTCTAAAGCAGTTCAAAGAAGAATGCGTCGTCGTAAAGGTTCTCCTTTAGGCACAATACCAGGTAGAAATTATCAAGGAATTGATCCATTATCACAAACATTTAGAGTAGATGAAAACGGAGCATTTTTAACATCAGTCGATTTATTTTTTGCAACTAAAGATAATAATGAAAACTTGACTGTAGAAATTCGTACAACTGAATTTGGAATACCTACAACACAATTAGTTCAAGATTTTGCTCGTGTTGTGGTAAGTCCTGACCAAATTAATTTATCAGATAATGGAGAAACTCCAACTAGAATTACATTCCCATCTCCAATTTACTTAGAACCAGATAAGGAATATGCACTTGTATTAGGAGTAACTCAGACTATAAATTATGAAGTTTGGATTTCTAGAATGGGTGATAAAACTGTTAATACACAAAGTTTACCTGATGCTGAATCCGTTATTGTCACAAGACAATATCTAGGTGGAAGTTTATTTAAATCTCAAAATGGAAGTGTATGGACTCCTAGCCAGTATGAAGACCTTAAGTTTAGACTTTACAAGGCTGGATTCACATCAACTTCAGGAACAGCGTTCTTCTACAACTCTAAAATGGGTGTTGAGGATGGAAATATTAAAAGATTATTACCAAACTCAATTAAAACTCTACCTAGAAAACTCAAGGTTGGAATTACCACAACTTCTGATAGTACCTCATTATTAACAAACGGAGTAAAGGTAAGTGACTCAACATCCACAAATGCAGTTCATGGATATATTGAAAATATTGGTGGTCCTGCACAAACTTTATCAGTAACTGGTTCTGGAAAGGGTTTCCAAGCTAGTCAAACCTATAATGCAGTTCCTTTGTATAATATAACTGGTAATGGAAGTGGTATGACAGCAACTATAGCAACAAA